AGGAACGATTATGACGTCTCAAACTCACATTGTCGGTCTGGATGCGGGGAACAGCTCCGCGAAAATGGTAGTCTATTTAGAGGGAGGGGGAGAAAAGCCGCTGGAAGTGCTGGTCCCGAACGTATCAGCCAGGGGCGAAGAATTGGATATTCCGCCAAAGGGACAGGACATCTGGGATCGTCTGCATCTTGAGATCCTTGACGCTGAAGAACCTTTCGACGGTGAACGGTTTGTCGGTTCGCTGGCAGCTCGTCAACTGGTCGATGTTGAACAGGACCGGCGCAGGAATAAAGCAGAATCGGACAATATCAACTTGATCACACCGGCACTGCTGGCTGCCGTTTGTCAGCCGGGCGACAAGGTGGTCTTGGGGATCGGTTCGCCGTTTGCAGACTTTGCGATGCAGAAACCGCAGATCATCGAACGCCTACAGCGTGAATTCAAAGTGCGATTCGGTTCATACTCCACCAAGCCGGGTCAAGTGGTCGACTTCGAAGTCTCTCACGTTTATCCTTATCCGCAGACGGCTGCCGGGTACGTCTCCCAGGCACTCGGTCGTCTCGGCAAAGAGCATCCGGAATGGGATCAGCAGGCCGTGCTGGTGATCGATCTGGGGCTTGGTCAATCTGGTGTTGCATACCTGGATTGCGGGGAAACTATAAAATCCGGTTGTTTCTCTGTGGACGAACCAGCCTTTTTACGTGTGGCACAAGGTGTCCAGCGCTACATGAACACCGAACGTCAGCGTGACTTGACGGTGCCGGAAATTCTGATCGCCATCGAAGCAGGGCAATATCACATAAATGGCGAAAAGATCGATCTTACACCGGTGATCGCGCTGGAGACCGAGCAGCTGGCCAGTGGTCTGCGACGTCGCTGCGAAGAGCTCATCCCGGCCAAGCTGCGCGACAAAGTGAGTACGCTGCTGCTTATCGGTGGTGGCGCTCTGACAGTCGGCCTCGCCGATCAGTTCGAGGCGGCTTTCCATCGCCCGGCAATTGTCGGGGATAATCCGCGCTACGCCAATGCAATCGGACTGGCGGAGCAAGCCCGGCTAAAATACCAGAAAGAGTTGAGGTAAATGGCGGCGCGTGGTAGGGGCGAACGAATATCAGCATACATTGGTGATAAGACGCCTGAAGAACGCGCGTTTTGGGACGCAGCGGACGAGTTCCGCTTTCCCGCAGAACATGAGCGCGCCGGTAAAGTGCATTGGGCAGCGTTCATGCAATACCTCGCCGGGTTGGTACTCGTCGATCGGGAGCGCCAGAGCCGAGCGCAACCTAAGGCGGAAGACGTGCAAGCCGAACTCGCAGAGCTGCGACGCGAAGTTGACAGCATCAAGCAGATGGTTAGTCGCGGAGAGCTGACGCCCAGGACGGCGACCAGCGAAGTGAAAAATGAAAATGCCCTGGCGAAAAAAGCTGCTCGCCTGGCAGAAGAGGATTGGTAACGTCGATCGTTATAATTTTGTTTACGCCGTAGTACGGTGACGATAGTACTCAATATTGATTGTGACCTTTGTCTGGTACGGTTCGCCTCCACCAGCAAAGGTCACAATCGTGTTTATATCGATTGTGCTTTCATAAACAGTAACCCTTTTCACATAAGCCTGGATGATGCGTTTTTGCTCATCTGGGCTTTTGTCTTTTAGATTAGCATCCTTTTGCAGGTAGGCGCGAATCATCGCTTCAGTCGGTGCGTGGGTCTGAGCCTGCAATTTAGCTTCCTCCAATTTTATAATAAGGTTGGCCTTTTTGGCTTCCAGCTCGTCCATTCTGGTTTTCATGGACTCATGAAACAGGCCAGCAGCAATTGCGTTCACGACATTGTTTATTTCAACCTGCACGCCTGAAAGCTGATCGGTAAACAGCTTTATGGCCCTATTTATTTCTGCGCCTTGTGAAGCGGCGTATTCGGTTATTTTTGCTGCCAGCTGCTCGGTAGCCGTTGGGGAAAATACATTTTCCTCAAGATACTCTATCACGGCGTTTTCTACCATGTTTTTATTAATGGCCTTCATGTCGCATTCTTTTGTTCTCTTTCTTGTTGAGCATTCATAGCTGGCGTAAAGAGTTTTATTCCGACCGGCGAATTTCCTGGTACCTGTCATAGCCCCATCGCATTTGCCACAGAAAATTAGTCCAGACAACAGATAAAGCTCTTTTGCCGAATTAGAGCCTTTCTTATTACTTTTCATGCGCTCTTGCACTACCCTCCAAGTTTGATCATCTATTATTCGTGGCATGCCGCCCTCAATCCTGATTATCGCATCGTCATCTTTGCTTTGGTGGTGGTTGCGTTTACCGTTAATTTTGGGTTTGGAGCGGTTAAAAATATATACTCCCCGGTATTTTTCATTCCTGAGTATATCATGGATGCTGTTATTGCCGAACGGGCGATTTGTTCGCGTCTTGAGCCCTTCACGCTTTAGCCTGGCGATAATATCGCTGTAGCCCTGCCCAGCAGCATACATCTCGAATATGATTTGTACAGTCTTCGCATTTGATACATCAATGACATATGTTTTGTCCTCGGCTAAAGCATAGCCTAGTGGGGGAACTCCACCGGTATGTTTGCACTGATAGGCGGTTTCCCTCATCCCCTTCATAACTTCGCGCGACAGGTTCCGGCTATAATACTCGGCCATGCCCTCAAGAACGCTTTCCATGATAATTGATTCAGGACTGTCGTCCAAATTTTCCAAAACAGATATTAAGCGCACGCCACACCTTTTCAGGTGCCGCTTGTAATAAGCGCTGTCATAGCGATCACGGCTGAAGCGATCCAATTTGTGCACAATTACGGCTTGAAATACGCCGGTTTCCGCATCGCGCATCATTTCAAGGAACTGCGGCCGTTGATCAGTGGTCGCTGACTTCGCTTCATCAGGATAAACTTTAATTACCGCAAGTCCTTCCCGCGCGGCGTATTCCCTTATGGCGCGGATCTGGGCATCAATGGATTCTTCGCGCTGATTATCGCTGCTGTATCTCACATATGCGGCTGCTTTTTGCATGGCGATCCCTCACTTGGTTAATGTGGCGTTTGATATATTAGGGATGCTACCGGCCATAATACACGCCTCCTTTAATTTTCGCTTTCACTGGCGGCTTCGGCCTCGGCATCTCGAAGCGATGCCATGTTTCCGGAGGCAAATAGTCTCCAGCTTTTTATTTTTCGTCTGATCCAGACGATGAGCATAATCCAAGGGATTGTGATGGCCACGCATACGTATTGTAGCATCAAGGTTGTTTTGGTGCGCACAGCTTCGTTTTCGTAAGTCCCCACGGAGGCTGCTGAGGCAAGAAACGACAAGGCAAGCCAGGCAATTATGAGCAGGATAATCAAAAAGACTTTTATGATACGCAGCGCACTAATTTGATTTGGCATAATGCCGGATAGTCGATATTCCTCCACTTCAATGTAAATTTTAGGCGAAGCCAAAGCCGCAACGCGCGCCTTAGTTTGTTCCTTGCTTTCCTTACGCAGTATATAGTAAGACAAAAGTGCCTGATAAAAAAGTGCGACTGGGGGTTTGCTTGGGCCGTAGACAAGATTTAATCCGGCGAATACCAGGAGTGCGTTAAAAATCGATAAACCCCAAGCGTGAACGCCCCTAATAGATTCTTTAATGATGTAAAATCTAGTTACTAAAGGGAGTACCAAAGCCGCAGCCCAAAACGCGGCCGTCTGCAGTAAGTAGCTAAGCAAATATGTATCGCTCATACCTCTGTTTCCCCCCTCAATTGTATTGGCTACAATATTCGCGGAGTACTTTTGCGTCAATCTCGACTTTAGCAGGGACGTAGCTTTTTTCATCTTTATATAGCTCGTTAACGACAGCTTGCATGAAATCGCGGACTGCCTTTGGCGATTCAGTTCTTAAATCTATAAAAGAATTGTTATAAAGCGCCCGCTTATAGTGAAGCAGAAGCTTGATCCTGATAAGATATACCTCGCTATATGTTTCAATCGGGCGATCAGCACCCAACAATTCCCGCAGATGGAAAACGCAAATATCATCAAGCACTTTAAAGCGCTCATAAAGTATACAAGCTTTCCGAAACCCGTGGTCGTATTCGAAGCCTTCTCTTACCGTAAGGCGCACAAGCCTTCCGTCTACACCAATTTCATTCATAGCAAGCTGAAGTGCCACGTTATTTTCTGGCCACGAAGATGCATTCAAGTATGATAAAGCGATCGGTAAGCGCATTTTGCTGGCAACAGCTATGTACGTCAACGTCAGTTTCATGTCTTTATATCTTTCTATTCTTGGACGCAACCAAAACACATAGAACCCAAGAAGCAACGGCAGTATTACTGCAATCGTTATTTCTAGCCCGGACATTACTCTTTGACCTCCTTTTCGGTGTATAAAATCGCAATTACGTCCGGCAACCCCATCCTAAACTTCATTACTTCTTCCGTGACGTCAAGCTTGTCCGCCATTTCCCAAACTTCGCAGACCCCCTTGTGCAGTAATTCCAGCAGCTTGTCCAAAGGTACTAAATAGCGCGCACCCCACGCCTGCGCTTTATGTTCCGCCTTATCAATCGTGATCCGATTACTATAATGCATATGTACCTGCGGCAGTAGCAAGCCGACGCTTGCAAAATGATGTCCCAACTCTTCAGCTAGTACACACCTAAAGTGTCGACGATTGCGAGGTAATCCGGGATCCAAGAATATCGTCGGCGGAAGCTTTGACTTTCGGAAATAAAATGCTTCCACGGGTGGGATCATGGGGCGGTATTCGATTCTTATTTCTTCAGCGGCTGCAAGCCGAAATAAATCAAGCGGCACGTCATTCCCCTCCCGGTATGTAGAATCGATATTTGTCGAAAAATGACGTTTATCCTGTTTAACCCAAAACCCGCCAGTTGGCGGGTTTCTACGGTTGCTTGTCTTTGTTGTCTTTCTGGAAACTGGCTTCATATTCTTCGATAATTTCCCGCACGCGCTTTAGTGCCGCTTCGGGCAAATCGTTCATGGGGTTGTCTGTACGGTGCGCGGCGAGAGTGTAATCGTCATTATTGACATCGCGGCCTAGCAGATAATCTGTAGTGACATTAAATAGGTCGGCGATTTTGCATAGCATGCCCGGCTCGGGAACACGCCCATTTTCGTATCTATTAATCGTTGGCTGTTTGACATTCAACTTCTCTGCCAAGTCAAATTGAGTCCAACCTTGAGACTCACGCAGATTTTTAATCCGCTGACCCGTTACCATTAGATCAACCCCTAATATGCTTATATGACTACATGGTATATTCATTATAACACGATATACGGAGTTGGTATATAAATTATACCAAAATACTATAATGGTATTGACAGATACCAAATCGGTATGAGATAATGGGGGCAAATGAGAGGTATCCACTTACGGAGGGATTGAAATGGTCGCTGTTGATTTGGCGAAGATACGTGAACTGCGAAGGCAAAAGGGCATCCGGCAACGGGAAATGGCTAGGTTTCTTGGCTATAAGACTCAAACCGGTTATAGCTATCTTGAAGCCGGGAAATACCCGATGCGGGTTGAACAGCTTGCGACAATTGCCCAAAAGTTAGAAGTACCTATTGATTCTCTTTTTTTACCTCAATAATACCAAAACGGTATAAAAGGAGGTGATCCCACATGCCTAGACCTAAGCGCGCCAAGACGTTGGATGCAATAGATGGGATCGGAAGCGGCTTTATGAAGGTAGGTATCTTGCGCATCACCATTGATCGCAGCACCGGTCGCGAACTCGATCGTAAAATCATCGGATACGAAGAGATCGACGAAGACGCGTATTATCGGCCGCTTGTTGAGATGTTCGGCAAGCGCGTGCTTGCAGCTATGGAAGAGGGGAGGTGGATCAATGAAAGGCCCATGGAAAGTGACTTCTAATCCCATAAATGGGGAAACCAAGTACGCTGTCTGTCGAGTTCTTGATGTCGACGCGGTCGACCACTCCGGTAACCGCGAATTCGCGACAGAGTACATGGAAGACCATGATGAGGCTGAACTCATCGCCCAGGCGCTGAACGATGAGGAAGCTGAAACCGCAAAGTAGCGCGGGAAGAGGGGAGGACGTTTAATGCCAGATTTAAGCGCGATTTACGCCAAGATGCGGGAGTGGACATCCCACGGAAGAAGATCGGTCAAGATCGAGGTTTCGACGCAAGAAATTCTACCGTCAATGAGTGGCGGAACCCCAGTGCTCAGAATCTATGCGTATGACTACAACATGATGGCGGGATGCAGTATTAACGACTGGGCAGAGTTTGAAGATTCTGTGGTCGAAGAGCGTCTTCGTCGGTCTTTGCAGATGGATCTGGAGCAAGCGCAGCGCAGGTTGGCGGCAATGGAAAAAGCGGCTGCGGCACCGGTGGCGCAATGACTAAGACCGAGTGCAGTGAACAAATTTACGAGCTGTTCGAAATGGTCGATTCAGGCAAGGTCAGCGTCGAAGATGCGCAAAACATGGCGCGGGTGACCATCGACGAGTACGCCACTAGCTGTGCGCGCAGTATCGCCAGAGGTATTCTGCGGGGCGAACTGCTACCGACAGCTGCAGATAAAGCTACCCAGTAAAAAACAGCGGCTTACGTGCATCACCACGTAAGCCGCCACCCGAAATAACCTACGGCTATAGCGTACCATTCGGGGCCGCTGTAGTCAAGCAGAAGGAGGATTGCCAATCAATGAACGCCTTAGAAGAACACTTGCTGGATCAATACCCAGAACCCGAATTGCCGGAGGACGGCAGCAATGAGGTAGCTGAACGATTTAAGCTGACGAATGACCAGATGGCAAACTGGGCGCTACGCAAGATCGCGAAAATCAGATCTGATCGGCGCGCCGACGAAGAGCTTGCGGAAGCAGAACACGCGCGCATCTATGCTTGGATGACAGAGCGACAAAAACAGGCGCAACGAAACGAGGATTTTTTCGTCAGCCTCTTAACCGCCTATTTTGCTCCACAGCACGAGGCGGATCCCAAGGCCAAAACCTTTAGTCTACCAGCTGGCAAAGTGCAGTTTAGGGCCCAGCAACCGGCATTTACGCGCGATGATACCACGCTAATCTACTGGCTCAAACATCACGACTTGGATGACTTTGTGAAAACCGTCGAAACTCCCGAATGGGGAGACCTCAAGAAGGAATTAGTGGTCGCAGACGGTCGCGCATTTTTGAAAGAAACCGGCGAAGCGGTTGATGGCATTACCGTCGAGGAACGCTCCGAAGTCGTGCGCGTGGAGGTGAGCTAAGTGGCTGGATTCCAGAGAGCGTCAAAAAGCAGTGCGCGTTTGCGCATGGCACTGATCGGTCCGGCAGGTTCCGGAAAAACCTATACCGCACTCAACATCGCGCAGCATCTCGGTGGACCAATAGCGGTACTAGATACCGAACACGGATCGGCATCCAAATACGCGGATCGGTTTGAGTTCGACACCATGGAGCCGTCCAACTTCAACCCGCAGGTCTACATTGACGCCATCCATGAAGCCGAACGTGCTGGATACAAGCTGATGATCATTGACTCTTTGTCACATGCCTGGATGGGACGCGGTGGCGCATTGGAACTCGTTGACCAGGCTGCCAAGCGTTCAAAGTCCGGTAATTCGTTCACAGCCTGGCGCGAAGTGACGCCGTTACACAATCAATTAGTGGAAACGATGCTTGCGGCCAACTTGCATCTTATTGTGACAATGCGGTCCAAGACCGAATATGTCGTCGAGCAGGACGACAAAGGCAAAACGTCTATACGCAAGGTCGGTCTGCAGCCGGTGCAGCGTGATGGTTTGGAATACGAGTTCGACGTGATCGCAGATTTGGATCAGGACAACAACTTTGTCGTTGGCAAAACTCGTTGCCCGGAAATCGCGGGATTGGTAGTGCAACGTGCAGGTAAGGAAGTTGCTGATGTTCTGGTTAAGTGGCTGACCGATGGCACGCCGCTACCAGCGCCAGAGCCACCGCCCATACTCATCACCGACTCCCAGCGGCTGGATATGTTTGCGCTGGCGGAAGAGGTAGGAGTGACCGGGGAGCAACTGGGTAAGCACGTCCAAATATCCTATGGTCACAACTCCTCAAAAGAGATTACTGCGCCAGAGTATGACGCCATCATATCCTGGCTGAACAATCAGCGCGTGATGGCGCAGCCATTACAGGATTAGTTGGCCCTATTCAGGGGCGACCGCGTGGTCGCCCCATCATAAACCCCAAACGAAGGAGGACGCTGATATGGGACAACTCTACGAAAAGCATGGAATGATTCTGTTCGACAAAACGCCTCCGGACACTTGCCCGATGTGCGCCGTAGAGCATGACCCGGCGATGCCGCACAACCTGCATAGTCTGGCCTACCAGTACAAGTTTTATGACAAGTACGGAAGGTGGCCGACCTGGGCGGACGCGATCGCCCACTGCGCGGATGATATCCAAGTCGCTTGGCGTGAAGCTCTGGCCGAATATGGCATCGTGGTCGACGCGGAGCCCAAAACCGCGACTGTCGAGATTGAGATAACCGTCGAGGACGAAGGGAGAGACGCGCTTGGATACACCGCGAAAATTGGAATAAGAGGTGGGCTTAAAAGTGATTGACCGCAACGCACCATTAGCGTTGATTAATTCCGCAATTGCATGGTTCCCACAGATTCATAAAATACCGGGTTATGTTGCCGGAGGGTTTATCCGGGCTTATTACTCCGGCGAGCAGCCTAAAGACATGGATATCTATTTCCACAAAGAAAGCGATATTGAGATGGCGGAGCACGTTTTGAGACAGGCCGAGTGGGAAAAGGTGTTTGAATCCGATCGGGCGCTCTCATATCAAAGAGATCGCAAGCTCATTCAGCTAATAAAAATTATCACCGGCCCACCTTCGGAAGTGATACAGGAATTCGACTTTACGGTATGCTCCGCAGCGCTGGAACTCAAAGCAACAGAGCAAAACGGCGAAACTGAAATAACCGGAACGGATTTGCTGCATGATGATTTTTTCGAGCATCTGGCCGCAAGAGTAGTTGTTTTTACAGGATCACGTTTCCCTCTTGCCAGCCTGGCGAGAGCATTCAAATATGTGAAGAAAGGCTATCACATCTGCGACGAAAACATCATTCGCTTAGCCAGTGACGTGGCCGCATCTATTGATTGGACTAACGAACAGGAAGTCGAAAGCCAGATCGACGGCATGGATCCCGAAGGCAATCGCCGCATTCGAGCCATTGATTAGGGAAGGTGGTGGCGCAGTGAACAGATACTTGTCGAAAGACGGGCGGGTGCTGTTTGTCGCGGACGGCATCTCTTCCGGTGAATGGTGGGGGACTTTCTACCAAAAGAGCAACGGCAGCCTAGCGCGCTTTAAATCCAGCAAGTTGCCAATGCGGAGACGTAAGCGCGACGCCGAGCAGGATCTTGACCAATACGCGGAGGCCAACGAGTTGATAACGGTAAGCGAGGAACAAAAGGAGGTATGTTCATATGTCTAAAATCGAAGCAACCGCAAGTGTTACCCTGTACGAGGATTTCGAAGAAAAAAACCTTGAAGAAATGGTCATCGATCTTGCCGCCGAGAAGCTTGCAGAACGATTCTATAAGGACGCGAAGGATGAGATTTGTAAAAAAGCCGATCAAATTATCTATGATCGTGTCGCTGAGGCGATTAATGATGCGCTAAACACGCCGTGGCAAAAAACCGATTCATGGGGCAACCCTTGCGGAGAACCCTGCACATTGGCTGATTTGATACGGAAGAAACTCGATGAGGTTGTGGGCGACAGCTACGATCGCAACAAGCAACAGCCCAGGATCAGCGCCCTGGTCACTAAGGCGGTCACTGACGCTCTCAACAATGAGATGAAAGACGTTATTCCGCAGGTCAGGGAGCAATTCAAAGCCGCCGTTGACGGAACATTGACGGCGCAGATTCGCAAGGTCTTGACTGATGGGTTAGGTATTAAGGCGTAAGGTGCAAGTGAGGAGGCGATGGCGTGAAGATCAACCACACAAACACTCCTAATATCGTATGTCCGCATTGCGGTCATGCACAGGCGAGTGCCTACACACAACAGCGCGCCTGCTTGCTGGCGCACGCCTGTGAAATTACTTGTGAACAATGCGTGCGGGTCTTTATTTGTAATACGCGCTTAATAACCCGGTTCACGACCATAAAGAAGGGTGAAAGGGATGCGTAACTCCATATTAGACGAGCTTCAAGGACATACGCGTGACAACCCGATCCCTATGCCAGACTTGGCCGCCCGTCTTGGTACCAGCACACGCCAGCTGCAGCATGTTATTCGTCAGCTGCGCGAGGAAGGGCACCTGATCGACTGCCGGACGGACCCGCCCAATAACGGCTATTACCTGGCGGAACCGGAAGAGGCGCTGCGGGTGGCTGCTCACCTGCAGCGCCGGGGATTCGAAATTCTAAAGACGGGTGCAAGGCTGAAGAAGCGAGCACTGAACGAAATGCAAAGACGCGACCAGGGCAGGTTGTTTTGATTCGAATTTCCACAGCGGCGGCAGAACTGATAATTAGAATGGGGGAAACACAAATGGGCGAAGGCGCGTGCATGAGTAAAGATACAAATCTATTTGAAAGACTGATAACTCTTAAAAACCGCGTTGAGTGTATCAACAGCAGGTTGCGGAACGCACACTCATATGTTACTGGTACTGAAAATGATAAAAACGAAGAAAAAGGCTTTCAAGTGAGCGGTTTATTGTCCGCCACATCGTGCTTAGAAGTTGTCATCAAGGAAACGGAGACCATTGCCGATTCACTTCTTTCTGCAATGATGTAAAACCTAACCGCCGCTGTGGATTATTATTTACCACTTAAACAAACGACATTGTTTGGAGAGTGACTAAGGATGGCGTGGCTGGAATTGCACCAAACGCTTTGGACACATAGAAAGACGCTGCAAATGGCTGCTGTTCTAAACATACCGCCTATTTATGCTGCCGCTCATATGGCTCATCTGTGGTGCTGGGCGCTGGACAATGCCGAAAACGGAGATTTAAGTGGACTCGATCCGTCAGTCATTGCGGTCGCTGCAGGATGGACAGGAGAGCCAGACACGTTTGTGCAGGCTGCGCTGGCGGTCGGATACTTCGAAAAAGCAGATGATGGCGGGATTACGATCCACGATTGGCACGACTATGCCGGTCGGTTAATGGATGATCGTGCTGCAGAACGCGAGCGGTCGCGCCGCCGAAGAGAAGAGGCTAAAAAGAAAAAGACCAGCGGTCGACCGGTGGTTGACCAGCGGTCGACCGGCGACACCGTACCCTACCGTACCGTACACAACCAAGATCTAAGATCATCAGCAGCAACCACAATAGATCCTACCGTCCCAGCTGCCGTCGAAGCGGCTGCGGCGGCTGAGGGTGAAACGTCAAAGCCGAACGAAGCGGCAGCCAGACACGCCGCACTAAACCGGATCGAGGGTGTCTTTGCCCAGTTCACTGGTCGGCTGATTCCCAGCCCAAAAGACATGGAGGACATGCGGGAAGCTCTGCGCCTCTGCCGTGGGGATGCAGAATTCGTGGTAAAAGCGATGGGTGCCGTCTCGAACGCTTATAAGCCACGCTTCCAGGGGGATAAGATTCGTACATTCTCATATTTCCTGCCAGCGATTCAGGAGGCGGCGGCACTGCGCAATGCCAGGGCGGCACCCATGAAACCATATACATCTGGCGAGACAAGTGAGCAGCCGTCGATGACAGCGGAGGAACAGGCGCGACTGGCTGCGATGACAGACGAAATTCTTTCCGCACTGCCACCGGAATTGCTGGAGGTAATGGACCAGGCGGAAGAAGGAGGCGAGCGTCATGAGCGAGACGACCCCAATGGCCACAGCCCTGCAAAACGTACTACCTGATGCGCTGTTGCGATCGATAGAGCAGAGTATGGGGAAAGACGACGAAGCCGGTGCCCAAGAACGCTACCGGATTCTGTTGCGAGGGTTCGAGCAATATAACCTGCAGCAGCGCATCCCGAACTACCGGATAGAGTTTGCCCAGGCGCTACACGACCTGATCGCATGTCTGCGCTGTGATGGCAACACATGCCGGACTAAGTGCGGGAATCAATGCTATTATGCCTTGCACAGACGTGATATAGAGTTCTATGGCGGAAGGCCGATGTTCAGGATTTTTACATGTCCAGGCGTGGCCGAGAGAAAAGAACAACTGCGCCGGTTATATGTTGAGAACCGCGAGGATGAGGAGCCGCCTGGTAAGGGGCAGTATCCTTGGTGAAACGAGGTGGAGATGGTGAAGACAAACGAAGCACACATACTTGACGCCGCCTGCGGGGGCCGCATGTTCTGGTTTGACAAAGATGATCCGCGCGCTCTATTTGTGGATAATCGAACAGTTGAAACCACTTTATGCGACGGGCGAGCGTTCACAATACAGCCGGACATAGTTGCAGACTTTAGAAATTTACCCTTTTCCGATAACTCGTTTAACCTCGTGGTCTTTGATCCACCGCATCTGCGCTGGGCTGGCCAAAGCTCATACATGCGTCAAAAGTACGGGGAACTAGGGCCGAACTGGCAAGAAGATATAAAGCGCGGGTTTGCGGAATGTTTTCGTGTGTTGAGGCCCTATGGAACTTTGGTCTTTAAGTGGAGTGAGGCACAAATACCTTTGCGGGACGTTCTGGCTCTGGCGAATGAAAAGCCGCTATTTGGTAACCAGAACCTGCGCGGTAAAACTCACTGGGTAGTCTTCATGAAGGAGGGGACATCTCAAAGTGAAACCGAGTGAAGAACGCATCGCCGACAGCACAGAAGTCATAAGCCGCTGGATTATAAATTTGGCCATATGCCTGGTTGCATCCGTGGCGGTGTTGATTGTGACACTGGTGCTGATCGCGGCGGTGATCGTGAGGATGCTTGCATAGGCCAGGGAAGGTGTGAAAGGAGAACCTGTCATGATCCACATGGATTTGCTCTGGTCGATCGGTGGCGCACTGATGATCCTGCTGCTATTGGCGGGGCTGGCGCTGATCGCCTACGTGATGTGGGGATGATTCCTTGACCAATAAACACCGGAAGGAGGAAAAGACATGCACGACAAGGCTATTGAGTATTTCGAAGATGCCATTCGGGAAACCGACGAAATCTTGGCACAACAGTGTAGCCCGTGTCTGCGCGGCGAGCTGACTGAGCAGAAGGCGCACTTCGAAGTGGCGCTGGCGGCTATGCGGAAGATGAAGTTTCTGGAGGATAAGTCTCGGGTGACGGCGTCAGAAATATTGCTGAGAGAGAGCCTGAACCAGTTGGAAATCCACTGCGATACCTGCGGCGGTAGAAGTCGCGGGAATTGCTCTGACCAATCGGAGCAGTGCGGAACTCAGAAATTGAAAGACCGGATTGAAAAGTACCTGGAGGCGAAAATGGAATGAAAGTCACCTTCACGATACTAGGCCCACCGCAGGGAAAAGGAAGGCCACGCTTTAGTAAAATCGGCAATTATGTAACCACACGCACACCGGATCAGACAGTGCTATACGAAAATCTGATCAAAACCGAGTACCAGCGGCAGTGCGGCGGGTTTCGGTTCCTGGACGGCACGGCACTGGAAATGAATATAAAAGCCTTTTACGCCATACCGGCGAGCGTGACTAAAAAGCGCAAGGCCGCCATGCAAGCAGGAAAAACCCGGCCAACCAAAAAGCCCGACGCCGACAACGTAGTCAAGGTCGTGGCAGACTCGCTCAACGAAATTGCCTATCGAGATGACGCACAGATTGTTGACTGCCGGTTCGCAAAGTTCTTTTGCGAGCGGCCGCGGCTGGAAGTCACGATTCAAACGGCAGAGATTACAGAAAGGGGAGGCACCGAAAGTGAATGAGCTGGATCGCAATCAGTATTTGCTGTCGATGGACGGCGACGCCTTTGCAGGGCTAAAGACTGACATCAATGAGATTCTCAAGAAAACGTTGGCCAGCATGGAACTCAAAGACAGCGATGAGGCGGACATAAGTATTAAGCTGGCCATAGAACTGCATAAGCGCATTGATGATGAAACCGGGCGCGTAGTGGTGTTCCCGATCGTGTCGCACAAAGTGTCCTCAGTCATGAAAACCAAAACCGAAACCGAGGGGATCCTGAACTCCAAGTGCGACTTTGAACTGGTCTATGATGGAGACATCGGCGAGTACATCATCAGGCGGCTGCCAAAAGCGCAGCTGGAGTTATTCGAAAACGGATTGCGCGCCAATACAGCGTTCGAGCGCGAAGCGCGTGAGGCCAAAGGAGCGTAAGTCAGTGTGGAGGTAGGGTCAGGCCACGGAAGGCCGCCCCGGAAGGGGCGGAAAGGAGTAGACCAATGAGTGAATATGACGTTTCAAAATCAGTTGCGGCGCAGAAAGAGTTTTGCGAGAAAACCGGAGAGCCACATTTCGCACCAAGCACAGGGTTCTGCTATTGCTGCGGCACGAACATTTATCATCCCATTGCCTGGGAGCGCAACCTGATAGATAGATGTCAGGTTCACATGCCGCTCGATGCGCCGGAGGTCGGAAAGATAACGGGTATTACGGTGGAAGAAGCGGGAAAATCGCTTGTTACCGGATGTCCTCATTGTCATAGAAGTTACTGCGATTAGAGAGAAGACCAGAAAGGAGCGATAGCAGTGAAAGAACATAGAATGCAAATCGGCGTGTTCGAAGCCATCGAGGTCGGGGAGCGATTGTATTACGGATATGATGTCGTGTTCAATGGCTCCCTGATATCGCGGAGGGTTGGTTTCGAGAATCAAAAGGGCGCGGAGAATGCGGCCCTGGAAGAAGAAAATAGGCTTGAGGAGTTGCTTGAGCTAGAAATGGTGCCCGGAACGGTGGAGATACAATGAACATTTATCTTGGAAACCTATCGGTCGAACAGATTGAGCAACGACTTGGCATTGAATTAACAGAGAATAACCGTAAAGAGTTGAGGTCGTCCAGGCAAGAAAAGGCGTCCGGCATTGAAAGTAATAAGTGGCATTGCTTCGACATTCCATTCACGATCGTGTGCGGTGGTAAGCATTTTGCCGAAAAGCTAACAAAAATGTTAACCCCTTATGCTGACAAAATGAATTGTCCAATAGAAATAGGATGGGAAGCCGCTGAAAGCGAGGGCCTAAAATGAGCACAGGCGAGAGATTAAATCGAATTGTCGAGGCCGACAAAAACGACGAGCATTATTGGTGGTGTCCTACCTGTGAAAGAATTGTGCTCCCCACAGAAGTGACTTTTTCCGAACACCACGACACAAATTCGGGAGGATGCGGAAGAGCAGTCATTGCTAAAAAAGGGCATGAGGGAGATGCTCCATTCGCCGCGAAGGTAGCACTCGAAGCGCGGGAGTTGCTGCTGGAAAGTCAGGACCAACTCAATGCCCATTGCCAAGAACGGGAGTGCGCACATTGTAATGAGTGTTACACCAAAGACCTGCTCGACCGTATCAAAAACCATTTGGAAGACTAAGCGCGGAAGTGACCGTTCGGATGGGGGTGACAACGTGGCTGTAAAAATAGCAAGGGCGGTATTTAGATACATAGAACATGAACTCTTTCACTACGATCAGACGCTGCGCGAACTGATGGACATGCAAACGCAGCTGAGCTACATCGACTTAACCCCCGCATACAGGGAGGCGGCTGCCTCAATCGCTGGCGGTCATGTAGGCGACCAGACTTCCCGGCAGGCAATCAGGCGCATAACCACGTCGGCTGCTGTCGCCACCATGGCCAGGTCCATCACAGCTATTGACCGAGCGCTGGCGCAGCTGAGTGAAGACCATCGTGCGGTATTCGAGCTGCGCTACCAGAAAGAATGGCCCTGGGAAATTGTCTCCCGCGAAATGCACATATCAGAGCGCACATACCAGCGCTTACGCCGCAAATTAGTCCTGGTGGTAGGATGCGAACTGGGGCTAATCAACCCCATGGAAATTTGACCGGCAAAAAGTTGGCGGAAATGTGGCGGGAATGAGAGTACTTTTTATGTTATGGTGTAAACGAGCAAAGCGGCAAACAAAACAGCCGCCGACGGAGACGCTGACATCGGCGGTCCTCCTTTCTGGATAGCGGGATCCGGTATGATTTTACCGGGTCCCGCGTTATTTTAGGGCAAAAACGCGACGGAAGGACGGTGGAAATCGTGGCTCTGACAAAAAAGCGACAGCGCTTCTGCGAAGAGTACCTGATCGACTTGAACGGCACACAGGCCGCGATTCGAGCCGGTTACTCGGTAGAGACTGCGGGGAGCATCGCCTCCGAGTTATTAACAATACCTGAAGTCCGCACGCGCATAGAGACAGCCATGGCCGAGCGCAGCAGGCGCGTCGGGGTGAACGCCGATCGCGTGCTGCAGGAACTGGGCAAGGTCGCGTTCATCAATGCAGTGGACGTGATCAATATGAACGATGCCACAGTTGCAGAAGACGCTAATCGAGATGACACAGCTGCGATCGCCAGCGTCAAAGTCAAGGTGTTTCCCACCGAAGCGGGTGAAGGCGTCGAACGCGAAATCAGACTAGCGGACAAGCTGAAGGCGCTGGAGTTGTGCGGTCGCCACCTGGGTATGTTCAAAGATTCAATGAGCCTGAACGTTAATCTGGAATTGTCCGACAGAATCAAACAATCGCGGGAGCGTGCATTAAATGGCAGGAAAACAACTAACGGTGACACCGGAGGAAATACAACTGATTGATGATATAGCCAGTTTTACGCACGACCCGTTGAAATTCGTCCTCTACGCATTTCCATGGAGCGAGCCGGGGGAATTGGAAAAATTCGATGGTCCGGAGGGCTGGCAGTGCGAGATCCTGAAGGCAATCAACACCGGCCTTATGTCTATCAATGAAGCGATTCAGATAGCGGTCGCTTCAGGCCATGGAATCGGGAAGTCAGCGTTGGTGGCATGGATTATTTTGTGGGCGATGTCCACACACGAAGACACCAAGGGCATCGTTACCGCGAACACTGATACACAGCTGCGCACGAAGACGTGGGCGGAGTTGGCTAAATGGCACAGACTGTGTATTTGCAAACACTGGTTTGCCTTTACCGCGACAGCCATTTACTCAGCGGATCCGTCTCATGAGAAAACATGGCGTGTTGACGCCATCCCATGGTCTGTTACGAATTCGGAAGCATTCGCCGGGCTTCATAACCAAGGGAAACGCCTCCTACTAATCTTCGACGAAGCGTCAGCCATCGACGACAAAATATGGGAAGTAGCTCAAGGCGCGCTCACAGACAAAGACACTGAAATAGTGTGGTGCGCCTTTGGGAACCCGACGCGTAATGTCGGAAGTTTCTATAACTGTTTTCATAAGCTTCGGCACCGCTGGCGCACGAAGCAGGTTGACAGCCGCACAGTACGGATCAGCAATAAGGATCAGATTCAGAAGTGGGTTGATGATTACGGCGAAGACAGCGACTTTGTTAAGGTGCGTGTCAAAGGGGAATTTCCCGCCACCTCCGACCGACAGTTTATTGGTTCAGGCCTGGTGACAGCGGCTCGCGGCAAGCACATACCGAAGAGCCAATATAACTTCGCGGCCAAGATCATTACGTGTGACCCAGCATGGACTGGCGGCGATGAGGTTGTCATCTGGCTGCGGCAGGGACTAGCCTCGCAAAAGCTCGGTATTTATCCTAAAAACGATGATGACGGCGTGATCGCCGGATACTTGATGGGTTTCGAAGACGAACATCAGGCGGATGCGGTATTCATCGATATCGGTTATGGGACTGGCATCTATTCATTTGGCAAGCAATTGGGACGGCGCTGGACACTAGTAGAGTTCGGCGCCGCGTCATCGGATCCAGCGTTTTTGAACAAACGTGCGGAGATGTGGGGACTGATGAAAAAATGGCTCAAAGAGGGCGGAGCCATCCCGGACGATCCTCAGCTAGCCGAAGAGCTGACCAGCGTGGAGTATTTTGTCGTGCCAAGCGGACACAACGCTGGGAAAATACAGTTAGAATCCAAGAAGGATATGAAGGCACGCGGGTTGCCTTCGCCTAATAGGGCCGACGCTCTCGCGCTGTCTTTTGCTTACCCAGTGCAACCGAAGCGATTGCAGCTGGGCGGTGAGCGAGGACAATTCGCGCAACACGAGTTCGATCCGCTAGCGCATCGTTAAGGAGGCATATAAATGGGCAGTTCAAAAACCAAAACAGCCGGACCGGTAGTGCCAATGACCACGACAGAAGAGTCCATTATGGAATCGAATCTGGCAGCGCGAGACGCATTGCGGCGTAATGTTATGCGCCGGGGAGTATGGAACACGATTAAAAACGCCGGCGGATTCCGAGGCGATCAGTCAGCGGCGAACGTAAGGACAGGCTCGCTGATCGGCGAGGCGGGAACAGTTCCGGAGGCTGCAACCGATTCAATGTTAGATATCGGTAAACAAGTACCAGGCAAACCCAAGAAGGATGAAAACAAGTTGCCGGTGACATCTCCCTGGAGGGCTGGCGTGCTCAATCTTACCAAGCGTAGCGCGATAGGTTCATGATGGAAAGCGGTGAGGATAGATGAATGTAGACAGAAAGCCATTTGAACTGCGATTCGCAGCCTTGCGCCAGGAGCGGCAGCCGTGGGAGCCGGTCTGGAAGGACATTCAGAAATACATACTTCCGACACGTGGGTGCTTTGACGATGTCAAGCCCGGTGACGATATTGCCATCGACCATAAGGCCATGCTGGATGGCGAGCCGATGGACGCCGCACTGACACTGGCGTCTGGTATGATGAGCGGCCTAACCTCACCTGCGATGCCTTGGTTTTCTCTGGGCGTCGCTGATCCGGAACTGAACGGCTATCAGCCTGTGCGCGTGTGGGCCGACCAGGTGCGCGATCGCATGATGACCATTTTTCAGCGCAGTAACATCTATGAAGGCTTATACAGCGTCTATGAGGAGCTGGGCACCTTTGGCACAGCGGCGCTGATCGTCCTGGAAGACTTCGACACCGTCATTCGCAGCATGTGGTTTACGATCGGCGAGTATTGCGTAGCACCGGATGACCTGGGGCGTGTACGGACATTCGCACGCTCGTTCTGGATGTCGGTTGAAAACCTGATCGCCAAATTCGGACGCGAGAATGTCAGCGCAAACGCGCTACGCCTGTTCGACAGCAATCACGCGCACGAGTTGATTAAGGTTAACCACCTCATTGAACCGAACGACGGGCGCGACCCACAGCGCAAAAACAACAGGAATTTGCCTTATCGGTCGGTGTACTGGGAGGATCACGCTGAGGCGGACAAGATACTGCGGCTAAGTGGTTTTCAGCAGTTCCCGGTGCTGTGTCCACGCTGGGGCGTGCGCACCACAACTGACTCTTATGGTCGCGGAGCTCCTGGCTGGCGTGCGCTGGGAGACAGCAAGACCTTACAGGCCATGAATCGTGACGAACTGCGCGGCCTGGCCAAGGCGGTTGATCCGCCTATCCAAGCACCGGAACGCATGAAAGGTGAGATCATCAATGCGTTACCGGGTGGCGTGACCTTTTTTAGCGGTACCCAGAATGAGCGCGTTACGTCGCTATATGATATCAGGCCAGACCTGCAGCAGATTGAGTACGGCATCGCACAACGACAGTATAAAATCAGTCGTTATTTTTATGCCGACTTGTTCAAGATGCTGCAACAGAAGACTGGGCCGCAAATGACCGCACGCGAGATTATGGAGCGCAAAGAGGAGAAAATGACCGTCCTGGCTCCTGTGTTAGAACGCGTGGAGACGGAACTGCTGGACCCGCTCATCGAACGCGCCTTTTATATTATGCTCGAAGCTGGCTTGGTGCCTGAACCGCCGACAGAGCTTGAAGGCGTTGAATTGCGCGTCGAGTACATCAGCGTGCTGGCACAGGCGCAGAAAATGGTTGGCACTACTGGCATTGAGCAGTTCGCCAACTTCGCGGGCGGTCTGACCGCCGTCCAGCCGAACGTGCTGGATAAAATCGACATCGATGAGATGCTGGAGGAATACGGCACCCGGGTCGGAGTACCGCCGAAAATCCTGCGTTCCGAAGAGGACGTGGCACAGATACGCCAGCAGCGTGCCGAGGCTGAGCAGCAGGCGGCCATGCAGGAACAGATGGCAGCCGGGGTGCAGGGGGCGAAGGTCCTTAGTGAGACAAAGGTTGATCAACCGAGCGCGTTAACGGCGCTGCTGGGTGGTGGTCTTGGAGGGGGGATAGCGTAACATGGCTCAGCGTACACCGCGCACAGCGCATGAGCAGGAAGCCGTTGAACAGATCAAGCGTCTCGCTGACGACAAAGCGTCTGAAGAGTTGCGCCAGGTGCTGTCAACGTATGAAGGCCGCTGCCTGGTGTGGTGGCTGATGGAGCAGAGTGGATTCTATAGCACGTCATTCAACGGCAACTCCCGCGACTATTACGAACTGGGCAAACGCAGCGTGGGAGCGCAGCTCCATGCGCGAGTGGTCGATGCTGCCGGATTCAGCGCATTTGACACAATGCGGCGTGAAGCGGAGGCAAGGCGAGCAGAGCAAGAAGCACTCGTCAAAAAACAATTACAGACGGAGGATGATTTTTGATGAATTTTGGACAAGCACTTGAGGAATTGAAGGCCGGTAAGAAAGTTGCGCGTGAGGGTTGGAATGGTAAGGGCATGTGGATAGTGTTAATGCCTGCCTTGTACCTGCCGCCGTTCAACACGCAGGACACAAACCGCAAAGTCAACGACCGGACAGCCAAACACATCGGCGAAGATATGCCGCTGGACAGTCAGCCGTATATCGCCATGTGGACGGCCAAACAGCAGTGGCAGCCGGGTTGGCTGGCGTCACAGGCTGATATGCTGGCCGAAGACTGGCAGGTTGTCGACTAAAAAGGAGGTAAATTCGCTATGACTGGCGAGCAAACTGTGCTTTCCGGCGCTCAGGCTAGCACCGCAAGTGCCGAAGACACGAAACCAACAACCCAAACCGAACAGGCAGCCGCAGCAACCGCTGTCGCCACCGAAGAAACTATCCTGGGTGGCGCGGGTGCCACCGAAAAAGGGACAGAACAGACCACTACCACTCAGCAGACTGAGACTAAACCGCAGGACGGCCAAAAGGGCGCTGAACAGACCGAGACAGAGGATAAGACGCAGGCACCAGCTGAGTACACCGATTTCACCATGCCAGAGGGTGTGACAGCTTCGCCGGAGCTGCTGACCGAGTTCAAAGGTGCTGCTAAGGAACTGGGTTTGAGCCAGGAGCAGGCGCAGAAGTTGGTCGACCTGCAGTCCAAGTTCGTCTTGGCCAGTGCCAAAGAGCAGCAAGAGCAGTTTACCCAGCTCGGAAACGAGTGGGCGGCAGAGACGAAAAAGGCGCTGGGCACTAGCTTCGCAACCGAGATGCGTTTCGCTGCCAAGGCGCGCGATCAGTTCGCGTCACCGGAGCTGGTGCAGCTGCTCAACGATTCCAAGTTGGGCAACCATCCGGAAGTGGTGAAGCTGTTCATCGCGATCGGCAAAGCCGTATCTGAGGATGGCTTTGTGAGTGGTAGAAACGCCGCCGAGAATGATCCCTTGGTCGCAATGTACCCGACCATGAAAGACCCAAAGTAAAAAAGAACAGGCACGAACGACCGCCTTTAACATAGGGCGGTTTTTTGATGCCAAAAGGAGTGAAAACAACGAATGGCAAAGATAGGCGATGCCTTGACGCTGCTTGATGTAGCGCGCAGGACAGACGACAGGGGCAGCATTGCCGCTATCGCAGAAATGCTGACTCAGGAAAACGATATCTTACTCGACATGCCTTGGTTTGAGGGCAACCTTCCGACCGGGCATAAAACCACCATTCGAAACGGCTTGACCAAACCGACCTGGAGAAAGCTGAATTACGGCGTGAAGCAGTCCAAAAGCACAACCACTCAGGTGGTCGACACCTGCGGTATGCTGGAGGACTATGGTGAAGTCGACGTGGACCTTGCCGGTTTGAACGGTAACACACGCGAATTCAGGCTTTCCGAAGACGCCGCGCACATTGAAGGCATTAGTCAGGAAATGGCTTCTATGCTCTTCTATGGTGACACGGACACCGATCCAGAGAAGATCTTGGGGTTGGCTCCCAGGTATGACACACCCAGCACCGACGAAAAAGAAATCGGTTCCAATATCATCGACGGCGGTGCTGCTGCTGGCCAGACCGATCTCACCAGTTTGTGGCTGGTTGTTTGGGGCCAGAACACCGTGCATGGCATCTATCCGAAAGGCAGCAAAGCTGGTTTGACGAACAAGGACCTGGGCGAGCAGACCGTTTCTGACGGAGACGGTGGCTATTATCAGGCGCTTCGCAGCCACTACCAGTGGAAAGCTGGACTGTGCGTGCGTGACTGGCGTTACGTGGTCCGCATTGCCAACTTGGACGTTTCTGCTTTAGCAACCGCTGGGGACGATCAGGACACTTCAGCAAATCTGTGCAAGAAGATGATCCAAGCCATCGAGATGGTTCCCTCTCTCGGCAAGGGCCGTGCGGTCTTCTACAGCAATCGGGCAGTCAAAACCGCCTTGCGCATTCAGCTGATGAACAAGGCGAATGTGCTCCTGACCATGGACGACTTCACCGGCGTTGGCGGGATTACGCGCAAAGAACTTGCCTTCCAGGGCATTCCGGTGCGCCGCGTAGACAAGATCATCAACAACGAATCTGCGCTGTCCTTTAATTAAGGGGGCGTGACGAAATGGGTTTACCTAACTTCTCAGGGTTCATCGGGCGGCAATTGAGGCAACTCCTTGCCGCCTTCGATCTTACCACCGGCCATGACCACGACGGCGTAAACTCCAAAGCGGTCACCACCGGCGCACCTGCTGCCGGAGCGCTGGCCGCCAGTGCGGCTGGCCGTGCGATCATGGCGGACGGTTACTTCGACAAGGCAACCGTCGCCGCGAAGTTCGCTGCCGATTCAATTGACAATGCTGAATTGATCCAGTTGATCAGGGACGGCGCGTTCAATGCAGACGCCGCGACAAGGGCATTGTTTGACGATGCCATTTGGACGCTTGCGAAGCTGGACGTGGGAGCAAGGACTCACGTTCTGAGTTATCAGGTTGAGGATCTGGCCGCAGGTGCCGACATTGCGGCACGGGCGATCTTTGAGGTTCCGGCAGGGTTCGCAGCAACTGTGGTCAGCGCGTCGATCATCATGCTCGGTGCAAGTGCCGGGGTTGATGATGCCAATACTTCCGTGATCGCGTTGAGCGATGGCACAAACGACATCGTGACAGCGACCTATAAGACTAGCGCGTTACCGCCTGCGGCAAACGCGAGCGCCAGTCTTGGTGAACCCGCAGCTGACCACAAGATACTGGCAGCAGGAGAGAAGTTGCACCTGGTAGTCACGAACGGTGCAACCGCGAACCTGCCTGCGTTCATGGTGCAGGTGGTCTATTCGATAGCTGCCGCTTAGCAGCCTAAAGAAAGGGTGAAATAGGATGTATGTTGATAAACAGTTAGAGTTCTCCGACGCGCAGGCCATTACCGGCGATGCCGCCAGTACCAATCATTTAGACTTGCAGAAAGCTGGTTCCTGGGCAGAGAAAGACGCTTGGCTGGTTGTCAAGGTCAATACCACCTTTGATTCTGCCTTGGACACCGGCACGCTGACCCTGAAAGTCGAAACCGATGATGACAGCGAATTCGGGACCGCAACCGCTATTTACACCAGTGCCGCCCATGCCCAGGCCGCGCTCGTTGCCGGGGCCACCCTCCTGCAAATGCGCGTATCTGATATCGGCGCGCTGAAGCGTTACCTGCGGTTGTACTACGACAACGGCACAGAGGTGTTCACAGCTGGTAAGATTGATGCCTTTATTACCAGCGATATTGAACACCGCTTTTAGGAGGCGTAGCGAATGATACCGTATATCGCTATTCGAGACTGCCAATACCGGGATGCGGAAGGCAAAATCCGGTTTTATAATGCCGGTGATGTTCTGGAATGGCAGGACGGGATGCCCAAGCCTCCGCCATCGTTTGAACGTGCGGATGGCAAGAAGGATAAAAAGCCTTCCGGCGAATCTCCGGCGCCTAAATTCGATCGCATGACCGTTGCCGAGTTGGAAGCCTTCGCCGCTGAGCATCAGATCAGCTTAGAAGGATGCGAAAACAAGGCGCAGAAGCTCGCGGCGATCAATGCGGGGCTGGAAGCCAAGAAACCGGACAAAGAGCCGGAGGCTTAGGGCAACAGACTGAAAGGGGACGGCTTTAGGTCGTCCCTTTTTTCGCAAAGAGGGGGAGTAACGCAGATGGCCACTCAGGTTGATATCATAAATTTGGCACTAACGCGTTTGGGTGTGCGCACAATCACACTCGCAGAACTCACCGAGCAGTCTAGCGAGCCAGCACGCCGCGCCGTTGTGGTGTGGGACTTGGTGCGACAGGCCGTACTGCGTGACCACGCATGGGGCTTCGCGTTGAAAAACAGTGTTTTAACGGACGCACTAGGCGATGCGGTGCCCGGCTGGCAGTACATGTACCTGTACCCCTCCGACTGTCTACGGGCCTGGTCGCTGATCAGCGCCACCGTTATCAGTCCGCAGCCGTTTGAAAAACTGCTGGACGGCGATCGCCTGGTAATTGTCTGCGACCTGCCGGACGCTGTCCTGCGCTATACCACCGATGTCGAGGACACGGCATTGTGGGATGCGGTTTATGTAGACGCGTTCGCCTGGAGGCTCGCAGCCGAACTGGCCAAGCCGCTCGCTGGCGATGATGCCAAAATGCGCGATATGCTTCAGGCTTACATGATGTCTCTGGCGCAGGCCAAGGCTTCGGATGCCAATGAAGGGCAGCTTCAGAGCGTCCCAGTCGGACTGGGTAACCCGTATTACGAAGTGAGGTGAGCGACATGCCACCGCTGAGACTTATCCAAGCATCGTTTGCAGCTGGCGAGCTGGCTCCGGCATTGCAGAGCCGCACCGACCTGCAGCAGTATGCGGCCGCCTTGCGCACATGCCGCAATTTTTATGTACGCGGCACCGGGGCGCTGAGCAACCGGCCTGGTACGCTGTATGTAGCAGATACAAAGGATGGAGCGCCGGGGAGATTGGTCGGTTTTAGATTTTCTGCAGATCAATCATACGTCATCGAATTCGGGGATTATTATGCCTACTTTTACACGGATGGCGGCCAGATTGTCGACGGTGACGGGTATCCCATTGAAATTGAAACACCCTACAAATTTGATGAACTCAAAGACCTGAAATTTGCGCAGAGCGCAGATATGCTATTTATCGTGCATCCAGCACATGCGCCACGTGTACTGGTACGCTACAGTCACTCCGTATGGACGCTGGAACAGATTGATTTCAAAAAGGGTCCCTTCATGCTGGCCAACGTGGATGATGCCAAGAAGATCACACCCTCGGGGAAAACTGGGTCAATCACGCTGACTGCCAATGTTGATATCTTTGATGTTCTCCATGTGGGAGCATCATTCCAGTTAGGCCATTGGACGGCGGCCAACAAGATTAACGGCAAGGCCACGCCATCGGAGTTTGGCACCAGTGCGTCCATTGCATGTCAAGAATCATGGCGATTAAGCACGCACGGTACCTGGACGGGAGCCTTCGACATAGAACGTTCGACCGACCAGGGCGAAACGTGGAAGGTACACCGTTCTTATACTGCGTCATCCGATAAGAATTTCGACGTAACCGGCGACGAACAGGGCATGGCGTGCCTGCTGCGCTTGCGTTTTACCGAACTCGGCAGCGGACAATGTGATTATACACTATTGGTAGACGGTCATATTCGCTATGGCATTGTGCGTATTACCGCCGTGACGGATGCCCGTAATGCAGTTGCAGATGTGATCGAGCCGCTGGGGGATACTGACCCGACTGAAGATTGGGCAGAGGGCTCATGGAGCGACTTTCGCGGCTGGCCGTCAGTGGTCGGGTTCTATCAAGACCGATTATGCTTTGCCAATACAGCGACGGAACCGCAGACAATTTGGATGTCGCAAACGTCTGATTACATGAATTTTGCGGTATCGAACCCGATTACAGACACCGATCGCCTGGTCTTTAATTTGGCGTCGCGTGACGTGCAAACCATCCGCTGGATGGTCGACCTTGGGGATCTGTTGGTGCTCACCGACACTGCTGTCTGGAGTATCGGAGCGGATGGGGCACTGACACCGACCAATGCCGCCCAAAAAAAGCAGGATAATCACGGGGCTGCCAATGTCGAACCGGTTGCGGTTGGGAATCAGTGCCTCTATGCCCAGACACAGGGTACACGGCTGCGTGCAGTAGCGTACTCCTTTGAAACGGCGGGGTATCGCGGCGACGACTTATCACTGCTGGCGGCGCATTTGATGGAGACTTACCGCATTATCGATATGGCGTTCTGCCAGGAGCCAGACCCGATTATTTGGATGCTGCGCGAGGACGGCATCCTGCTCGGACTGACCTATGTTCCGGAGCAGAGCATTATTGCCTGGCACCAACACGCCACACATGGGAAAATCGAGAGCATCTGCGCGATCCCGGGTGACGGATACGACGAATTATGGGCCATTGTGGATCGCAGCGCTCCGATACCAGATGGGGGAATAACCCCTATGGCGACCGGGGGAGATGATGGGCGGCGTGTAGAGCGTTTCGCCATGCGCAAGCCAACCGATGATCCGGCCAGCTGGCATTTTGTGGACTGCGGCATGATCTATGATGGTGTGCCAGTCGACCATTTCACTGACCTTTGGCCGCTGGACGGCAAAGAGGTCGCAATTCTGGCCGATGGCAAAATCGTGCCACGGCAGACAGTCCAAGGCGGGGAAATCACGCTGCCGTTCGCCGCCAGCAATGTGCATATCGGCCTCCCGTATACCTCTGACATGGCACCCATGGGGCTATCAGCAGACCTGCAGGACGGTACAATGCAGTCACGGCTGCTACAAGTCACCGGGGTGTCTATCAGACTGCAGGATGCTATCGGCGGCAAGATCGGGCCGGACACAGCACGACTAGACCGTATTGATACGGGCGCAGGGTTGTTTACGGGGCTTATCAAGGCGCGCATTGCATCAGATTACATCATTGGTGCTACGGTTTGGTACCGCCAGGACGATCCTGTTCCAGTGACGCTGCTGGCGCTGTTGCCAGAAGTCACGATTGGCGGGTGAGAGCGATGAGCACCATTTTAACGATTCAGCCAGCGCACCCGGATGACTGCGCGCCGATCGCGGCTTGTATGCGCACAGACGATCGTCGCGAAGTGGCGGTGCTGGGGCAAACGCCGACCGAGGCATTGCAGGAGTCGCTGGCCGAGAGTTCCCTGGTATATACAGTACTGGTTGAAGGGCAACCAGCTGCCATGTTCGGACTGATGCCACTGTCCGTCATTGGTAATCATGCGTGCATATGGATGCTGACTGGCGATCCGATAGCTGACATAGCGCCAATCACATTCGTGCGCGAGAGTCGCCAGATAATCAACCGGTTCCTGGATTTATATCCCGTCTTGGAAAATTGGGTCGATACGCGGTACACACAGGCGATTAAATGGCTGACGCTGTGCGGTGCACACTTCGATGAGACGCGAGAGTTTGGGCCGGAGCGGATCGCGTTCCGGCATTTTACAATAGGGAGGCAAAGCAGATGTGCGATGTAGCAACAATAATGCTGGTTAGCGCTGGTATCGGGGCTGTAGGCAACCTGGTACAGATGGGGTCGTCTATCGCCTCAGGTTCCGCACAGCGCAAATATAACGAAGAGATCGCACAGTCCGCTGAGAAGCAGGCGCAGGCGATCGGCGATCAAGCACATTGGGACATCTTGCGATTGCGCGACGATGTTTCGCAGTTTACAGCCGGGCAGCGCGCTGTGCAGGCCGCCTCCGGTATGGCCGGTTCTCAATCGGCACTGGAAGTGTTGTCTGACACCGAGCGCCAAGCGCGGATGGATGAGATGACTATCCAGCGCAATGCGGATCTGCAACGTTGGCAGATGACCGATCAGGCACGCTTGGCGCGCGAGGCTGGAAAGAACGCCTATACTGCCGGATGGCTGGGCGCTGGTAGCAGTCTGCTTGGAGCAGCCGGATCGGTTGCTGATATTTGGGCGCGCTGGTCGCCAACCAGTCGCGGCCAGACGGCGTCCAGTTCATCGCAAAACTATTATGGCCGTCCATATCTGGGAGTAGACAGGGGGATGCAGTCCCGATGAAAGTACCAACTTATCAAAGACAAGTGGGCGCGAACCTGCCGCAACCGGCGCAGCCGTCTCCGGAGGCATCCGGTGTGGGCGTGGCCCAAGCGGCGGGGGGTCTGGGGTCCACTGCTCAGAATGTCGGCCTGATGCTGGCGCAGCACGGTATCGAGATGCAAGAACGCGAGGATGCCAGGCAGACCCAGGAGGCCGAAACCGCTTTTCGCAAAGCCTTGGATGATCTGCAACACAATCAACGAAACGGCCTGCTTAATCGCCAGTTGAGCGATGCAGTTGGCATCACGATTGATTTTGATAAACAGGCCGAGGAACTGCGCAAGCAGTACCTGGATACGCTGCCCGGAAAGACGCAGAAGGAGCAATTTGGCCTGGCTTCGGACTCGCACATTCAGGCCGCACGCAGTGCGGTACTGCGTTATGAAACCGATCAAATACGTAAGGGCGAAGATACTGCCTACGCCAATGCGCTGGCCGCCGACTTTGCGGACGTGGCGCGCGACCCATCGCAGGAGACACTAGTGCGCAAGATTGCTGACGCCACCAGCCGGATTAATACCTACGGCGCAATGCGCGGCTGGACACCGGAAATGACCGAGGCACAAGCGCTGAAGGTGTCCGGGCAAATGGCATTCGCGGCGATCACGCAGCAGCTAACTAGTAATAATATCGCGGCTGCACAGTCGATTTACGACCAGCTCTCTGGGGCGATCAAGGCCTATTCGCTAGAAAAAGATCTGCAATTACGGGAGCAGTTAAAGAAAGCGGATTTGAACCAAGCGCAGACAACCTTGAATTTGCTAACGTCGAAGGCAGCGGCCATTCAAAGTGATGCAGATCTCGGCAAGCTCATCGCCGATGGATTGAACGTCATTGAAGCACAAAACAAATACGGGTTCACCGACGACGCCAAGGTTGCTATGCGTCAATCCTTCGTTGGCGGGGTGGTTACTAACCGGGTCATGACCGCGTTGAATGTCGAAAAGGATCCGGAAAAGGCGCAGAAGATACTGGATGGACACATCAATGATATGGATGCTCCCACGTGGGCAAAGCTGCAGGCACAAATCAGCGAAGCAGGCCAATACATAGAATACGAGCGTATGTGGGACACCGATTTATCGTTGCTACTGCTCTCTGACGGCACTCCGGACGAAAACGCTATATATGCCAAGTTGGAAGCAACCTATAACCTGCAAGGCGAACAGCTGGTTCGGGCGCGCAGTTATGTTTCGCAGAAAGTGTCCGCCGCTGCAGGGGCGATGAACGCGCAGCGCAATGCCACCTGGAGTACATTTTTAGACGCGGTGGATGCTGTCATAATCAAAGGCGGAACTAAAGAGCAAGCCATGGCCGTATGGCGGGACACAAAGTTCCCGCGTGAACATGACCGCCTGGAAGGCCGCGATTATATTGATGGCCGTTTTAAGCCTGCTGAGTTTGCAGCCAAAACAGATCTAGGCGTATGGAGTGGATTGTACAGTATGGCCGTAAATGGCACCTGCACATTGACTGATTTGCAGGCGGCCGCCAGGCAGGGCGTGCTTTCGGACGCGGACTATAAGTCGCTATTTAAGATGATCGTCGACTCCGGCGATACGAAGAAAAACGAGGAACAGAAGCGCATAGTAGACTACATCGGCAGCCTTGCCCGAACGAAGTTTGCAGGTGATACCACCAAGCAGACCGAATTTCGGGCGTTTTTTGAGTACTCCACTAAAGATATGTCTTTTATTGAGGCGCAAGCATTCATCCAGAATAACAAAGACGCCTGGAAGAGTCATTTTGAGACGACCGAGAAACTGGGCAAAGAAGCAGCAAAACTCTATAGTATTTTTGACAAAACAAAAGCGGATGCCGTCATTGACGGCCTGCGCGTGGAATTCGGGTCTACGGTTACCGTCGATAACTTAATGGCTTTCGAAACTGCGATTGGTGGCTACACCAACGAGAATCAAAACGCCATCCTCAATCTATACCGACTGAAAATCCCCATTACCAGCGCCACCGTGCAGGCACTGATATCAATCTATCCTACCGGCCTCGTACCCAAAGGTACTGGAGCCGCAGGACCCAGCGCGGAATTTTGGGAGGCGATCACACGTGCCGCAGGATATTGATCTGAGTTATCTGCCAATCGAACTACAGCAACGCGTGCGAAACGCGTTTTATACTGATCCGGCCTCCCGCCTTGACGAAATCTTCCGTGCTTCGGCAGGCAAAGACCCTGCTAATGTGGCGCGCGCCATTGAGATCGCGTCTCAGCTGGATGTTACACCGGACGCGGTCATGGCCGAAAAGCTGACATCGGGTGATATCACCGCAGCGCCACCGAAGGCGTATTGGAAATGGCTACACGAGTATCGACCAATCACGACCGACTTTATTAGTGACCCGTACCGGATGACAGCTGTGCGCGACATCTTGGATGATCTTGATCGCAGCGAAAGTTGGGGAGCACAGCGCAAACGCGAGTTGCGGCTGCATAGCCTGACGGTACGTCAATCAGAGTTAGAGTGGGAGCGGATGATGTCCGCCTTGATTAGCGGCCAGATGCCGCAGTTGTATAACGGTGAACTGTCCGCTATCGAGCAAGAATTAGCGCAACTGTCAGCTGAGGTCGATGAAGGCTTTTGGCTGAACGTTATGCAGCAGCCAGCTCAATGGGCTTTCATGGCGAAACATGGCGCTACTGGTGCGGCGATAGGCGGAACCATAGGTGGAGTGGGAAGTGGCGTCGCTGCAATTTTGGCTGGTAATGCTGGACCACAAGCATTGATCCCAGAGGAAGTCGTTACGGTTCCTACCGCAGTGGTAGGTGGCGCAAAAGTCGGAGCCAAGATAGGCGGTAAGCTGGGCGCAGCCAAAGCCATGGTGATGCTAGAAGGTGGATCGGCATTCCGCGAACTATCGCAAATGCGCGATGACAACGGCGATCCTATTGACCCGCGCTTAGCGGCGGCTGGGGCATTGGCAGTCGGGCTGATCAATGGCGGGATGGAATATCTCAGCATGTCGACGTTTCTAAAATTACTAACGGTTGTTCCTGGTGCTAAACAAGTACTGTCTGTTATCAGCGAGGCGAAGTTGACCGAACTCGCGAAGCAAGCCGGAAAGAACGCCAGCAAGAGCGTGATCTTAGGAGTTGTTAAAAACTATCTGGTTTCGCTGATTACAGAAGCTGGTACGGAAACAGGACAAGAGGCATCACCTCAAATAGTCGCCAACGTCCTGAAATCAATTTCCAGGCAGCCGTTTACTGCGCCGGAGACACGCGCAGCCACCGCCAAAGAGATCTGGCAGCGCTCCACCGGCGTGATTGTCCCGACAATCCAGTCGACCGCCTTTTGGGGTGCAATTACAGGCGGGATTGGGCTGGGGATCAACGCAGTTCAAAATACTCTGCAGGTGCAGCAGGCCGAGCGCAACGCGCAAACATACCGCGCTGCCGGACAGGTTGCGGCGCAGTCCCAGCTGCTCGACCGCACATCGACCGGCTATCGCGATCATATGGCCGAAGTCCTGAAGGGTAGTCCGCTCGAAACGGTATATGTAGATCCAGAACCGTTTGTAACATTGCTGCAGTCGGCGGCTGAAGAGCAGGGCCAGCAATCGCAGGAAGTGCTGCGTCTTGCGGCTCGCGAACTGGGTGTTAGTGACACGGAAATGCAACAGGCGCTGGAGAGCGGTACGCCGATCGCAGTGCCTTACGCGGCCTGGCTGCAGCAGACCGCCAAGACTCCAGCCTATAATGCACTTGAAGAGCATGTACGGTTCAGCCCTGATGGCCTTACCCTGGCACAGGCCAAGAGCGAGGAACAACGCATTGATCAAATAACAGAGCAGGAACAGCTACGAGCGCAAGAGCTGATTGCCGAATCAGAGCAGAATCAGGCCGGTTATCAGCTGGTGTATGACGATATCCGCAGCAAGTTGCAGGCGGCCGGACGACCGGAAGGGCAGTTCACGGCACGCCGCTGGGATGCGTACATCGACAAGAGCGCCAGGCTATGGGCGGCGCACGCTGTCACGGAAGCGGCGCGGCGTGGGATTACCGTTGAACAGTGGTATCAAGGGACTAACCGCCCGGAGATTCGCCGGGGGCAGGTGGACACGCAGGGCCTCGTACTGAACCAGCAGGCCCTCCATGCCTCGCTGGCTGATTTCGATCGGTTTTCGCTGGAGAAAATCGGCACCGGAGTTGGCCAGAACCTGAAGGGGTGGGGGCTGAACTTCACCACCTCAGTGGCGCTACGAGACTACTATCGGCAAATGTTTGAACAGTACCGCGCGGAGGATGGCCAAAAGGCGATTGGCTACCGGGTTAATATTGCGGAAGACAGCGATCTGATGAACTGGGAGACCAGCCTGGGCGAACAGCCTGCCAAAGTCCAGCAAGCCGTCGAGAAGGTTTTGGAGGCGCATCCAGAGTTAGACTCCCTGGGCAATATTAACGCCAGGGAGTTTTATTATGCGCTGGCGGAGACCTTGGGCGGAACAAAAGAGGCGTCCTTGGCACTACGCAATGCCGGAATACCGGGTCACAGCTACGTGATGGACGCTCATGAGTATGGTAAGGTGAAGAACTTTGTGATTTATGATGAGCAGTCCATAGAGATTAAGGGGAAGGAGTACTTTCAGAGCGGGGTCAATGAGCAGTCTGCAAGCCTTCCGCAAAATGAAGCAGAAAACATTGAACGTGGTACCGCAGCAATGGAAGAGGTTATCGAAAACCATACCGACTTTCTGAACGCCATGTACCGTCAGGAGGTAGGCGGGATATCATTTTATTGGGGGGAGCCGGGGCAGGCACCGGAATTTAAAAAGGGTAGCGGCATATCGAAGATCATAGCCAAATGCACTTTCGAAGGTCTGGACGGAGAAGCGGTGGCTAGAAAGATGGTCGAGGTACTCGCTAAAGGAGAACTGGGGGAGGTTTACGGCCCACCCGAAGGGCAAAGGGTTAACATTGGTTATGACGGTCACACGGCGGTGCTCTCGTTGTATCGCGATAAAAATCTGCAAACGTGGCTGTTGACCGGGTGGAAAAACGATACAGAGGTTTCCGTTGATTCCGGAGAGGGTGACGGCTCTGCCGGACCTACGCTCTCCGAGCCTATGCGTACTCGTCCCGGAGAGGGAGCGGAAACCTCTGTTGATGATATTATACCAAAACCGGGCACATTATTCCACCGTATACCACAGACACAAACTGAAGCCTTCAAAGCGTGGTTTGGTGACAGCCAGGTTGTCGACGAAAACGGGCAACCGTTGGTGGTCTATCACGGCACGCAGCGGCCTGACCGCATTGGAGACCGTTTCAGGAAAGACCGGGCAACCTCCGGGCCGATGTCCTTCTTTACAGATAATGCTGAAATCGCCAGCAACTATGCGACTGGCAAGCAGGACACTTCCTTGACTCGCGAAGACACCAGTTATGAAAACTGGTACCAGGTCAAGGTTAGGGGCAAAGATAATCCCGTCAACATCGTGCAGGCTTGGCACTCATTGTCAGCGGAAGAACGGCGTCGCATCAGCGAATTGGCACCCCGCATTACTGAGAATGATGATGGCGATATTTACCTGGCCGGTCCGGAACACAAGACAGGGTTGGGCGGGTACACCTGGCAGATCAAAGAGGCCAAGGGCAATGCGCTGGCAGCATTAGTCGATGCATGGCTTAACGATGGAACCCTGTACAATAACGAGGATAAATTCGCGCAAGTGCTGGATCTCGCAGGGTTAAAAGACTATCAGTATGATCCGCCGAACGCATCTTACCCGGGTGTCTATCCGGTGTATTTGGCGATCCGGAACCCGTTCGACACAGCTAATATTCCTGATGATGTTGTGCAAGCGCTCGAAAAGCATTCTCAGACAGTACAGTTTGAGGATGGCCAGGGCGGCGCGGACATGTGGGACAAAGAAAGCCGCAGGCCGGAAGACTGGATACAAATGCTTCGCGACGATATTGCAGGCGGCACGACACGAGCGTGGACCAGTATTCCTGATTGGGTCACTGACACGCTGAAAGAACTGGGATATGACGGTATCAAGGATGCCGGTGGTAAGCTAGGCGGCTTAGGCCACACAGTATGGATTCCGTTCGAGGAAACGCAAGTCAAGAGCGCCACCGGCAATCGTGGTACATTTGGCCCTAATAATCCGAGTATCCTGCTGCAAGGCGACAAAAACACCCCGCGTGGCGCGGTGCACATCGGACAGTCCAAGAGCGTTATTGCTCTTCTGCAAGCCGCCGACCCCAGCACGTTCCTCCATGAGTCGGCGCACCTGTGGCTGAATGATATGTTTGAATACGTTCGTTCGGGACAGGCCAACGAATCCTATCTGGCAGATTGGAAGACCTTGTCCGGTTGGCTGCAAGTCGCGGACACCCAGGCCGAGTTGACCACCGAGCAGCAAGAGAAATTTAGCAGAGGCTTTGAAACGTACCTCATGGAAGGCAAGGCACCTTCGCGCGGTTTACGCAAGGTTTTTGCAGCCTTGAAGCAATGGATGATCCGGGTGTACCGGTCGGTTGTACCACTGAATGCACCGATGTCTGACGCCGTGCGCGGCGTCATGGATCGGATGCTGGCCACCGAGGAGGAGATCCGCCAGGCTGAGGCAGCCGAAGCAGCGGATCAGCAGCTGATCGGCGAGGCAGATGTCGCGCCGGAAGTACTGGCGACACTGGACGACTATCGCGCCCGAGCACACGAGCAAGCTACCGCCCAGCTGCTTAAAAGCCGCATGGAGGAAATGACAGCGCAGGCCATTGAGAAGATGGAAGATGAATGGATTCAAACCAAAGATGCGGTCAGCGAGGAAATGGCGGTTGAACCGCTGTTTGCCGCGCAACAGGATCTGCTCTCTTTTATGGGTGCAGATACTGACTTGCGCAGTCTGGCGTCCATGTATCGCCGGGACACACTCCATACAAAGGTGCGAGAGCGCTTTGAGCGCATTGCTGAAAACTATGGCCTCAGCGGCGACGAACTGGCCTGCAAAATTCTCGACGGCCAGACCATCCGCGAAGAACTGCAGCGGCGTACCGAGCAGCGCATGGAAGCGCAGCATCCGGAATTGCTGCCGGAGAACCTGCGCGCAACCGCCCAGGCGGCCATCCACAATGAGGCACGCAGCGAACTGATCGCACTGGAAAACGCTATCCTACAGGAAATGGTCTCGAAGGCGCAGGCGGGTGCGATCAACCGGCGCGCTGCGCTCCAACGCGCACAAGTCATGTCACGCGCAGCGTGGAGTAAGGCGCGGGAGATTTTGAGCCGGACAAACTATAAAGAAGCCACCGACGCCACCAAGTATTTTGCAGCTGAGCGCGATGCGGCTGTCAAGGCAGCCTTGGCCAAACAACGTGGCGATCTGACCAGGGCACAGAAATATGCTGAGCAACGCATGGTGGCGCACGCTTTGGCACGCGAAGCGCTGAAGAACAAAGTGGAAGTCGACAAGATTTTCCGCTACATTCAGCCGCTGACCAAGCATGGCCGTAGCCTGATGAATATGCCGAAGGAATTTGTCTTTCAGATTGACGCCTTACTAGGACGCTTTGGCTTTGGGCCAGGGCCGGAGATCGCGCCAGGTGATATTGTGGAAAGCCTGTCAGACTTCGCAGCGCGCATGAAGGACGAATATCACGAGTTGCCGTTTAGTAGTACAATGTTCGCGGAGGCTTACCGCAAACCCTATCAGGAACTGACCTTGGGCGAACTACGCGACCTGCACCAGGCCTTAAAATCATTGGCACGAATGGGCCGCAATTATAACAGCTTCCTGAGCCTGTTCAAAGGGGCCGATATCAGAATCGCGGGAGCTGAGACGCGCGCCAGTATCGCGGAGCAGGTTGGCAACCCGCGTGCACATGAGAAGTATATCGGCAGCGGCAAAGGCAGCGAAAAGGCGCTCAGCATCTCCGACGAAATAGCCGGATGGCTGGTCAAGCCGGAGTTTTACGCACGCTTCCTGGACGGTGATCAGGACGGACCATTCCAGAATTATTTCCTACGTCCGCTGAAACAGGCACGCGATGCCGAACAGGTCATGCGAGAAAAGATTATGCACGATCTATCGCAGCTGTTCAAGCCTTTTTACACCGTAGCCGAGATGCGCGAGATGACAAAGAAAAAGAGCGAAAAGTACATCAAAGAGATCGGTCGTAACCTGACGCGGGAGAATATCATTCTGTTCGCCTTGAACCAGGGTAACGAGATGAACAAGCAGCGCGCCAAGGACGGTTTCGCAACGCCGCTAAGCGACAAAACGGGCCTGACTGATGCCCAGGTGGATGCGATCCTCAGCTATATGACCGAAAAGGATTGGCAACTGGCGCAGAGTGTCTGGGATTACGTTGACACGTACTGGGATGAAATCAAGAAGCTGGAGGAAGAGGTCACCGGGGTAACACCGGAAAAAGTGGAGGCGACGCCTGTGGTTACGCCATACGGAACCCTGCGCGGCGGCTATTTTCCGATTGCCTATGATCCCGGGAAATCATCAGCGGCAGCGACGAACGAAGCGCAGTTGAACGCACTCTACAAAGAAATGCCAGCTGCCAGAGCTGCGACGCGTCAAGGCCACACAAAGCAGCGAGCGCAGCACGTTGAGCGACCAATCCTGCTTACCTGGGGCGTCTTGACACGCCATTTGAACAACGTCGCACACGACCTGACGCACAGGAGAGCCATTATCGATGCGAACAGATTCCTGAAAAACCGCGATGTCCGGACTGCCGTCGAAAGTGCCGTCGGTCAGGCGGGGTACCGTTCATTGGAAAATGCGCTGAAGGCCATCGCCGCCGATCAGGGCGATAGCCTGACACCTCTTGATAAGGTTGTTCGTTGGAGTCGCACTCATACAACAATGTTCGCCCTGGGCGGCAATCTACGCCTGGCTCTGCTGCAGCTGTCGGGAGTTCACCAATCTGCCTGGGAGATTGGCGCGATTCCAACCATGCGCGGCATTGGGAACTTTATCGCTAATCCGCAGCAGACTTGGAAAACGGTACACGAAAAATCAACTTTCATGGCAAACCGTGGTCAAACGTTCGACCGCGATGTCTATGATTATTTCAACAAGATGTTCAAAAAAGACCGGAGCAAGGCAGACTTCGCTTTCTGCCTGGCCGGGTTTGCCGACCAGTTATGGACGGTGCCAATGTGGATGGAATCTTACCGCATGGCACTGGCCGAAGGATTGACCGAACAGGATGCCATTGCACGAGCAGACGGACATGTGGAACGCGCTGCCGGATCCGGTACCGTGCTGGGGCAATCAGCTGCACAGCGTGGGCCGGAGATTCAAAAACTAATGACGATGTTCTACAGTTACGGCAATCAGCTGGCCAATTTATACTGGCTGAACGCTAAGCGCGCTGGCGTGGAGATTCGCCAGGGACAAACCGGAGCGGCCACAAAACGTATCGCGGCCATGGTTGCCTATGGTTGGATCTTACCAGGGATTTTCGAATGGGGCATCCGTGAAATTTTGAGACAAAAACGTGGCGATGAGGAACCGGAAGACGTTTTTAAGCGCCTGGTGGCAGCGTTGCCCTCCGGCTTACTCCAGACCATTCCACTGTTGCGCGATATCGCATCGGCATTCATCAATCGGCAGATGGGCATTTACGACGAATTCAGCGTTACACCGGTTGAAGATTCGATCAATGACGCGCTCGATACCATCGACCAGGCGAAAAAAGCGCTTGTTGGCGAGGGTGATCCAATGAAGGCGGTTGAATCTGTTGCAGAAACTGGCGCTTATAGCGCGGGTATCCCGAAACAGATTGTCACCTGGGTGTTCAACATCCTCGACTGGATCACCGGCGAGGGTGCGCCAGCTGTGCAGGATCTGTTCACACGCCGACCTAAACGGTAATCAGTCGACTGAAAAGGAGATGAGCGCAAAATGCCTGTAAGCATTAATCCTAAAAGCCGGATGGTGCCGCGTAAAAGAACGCGCGGAACCTCTAAAGGCACATACTCAGCAAAGATGGACGATAACAACTGGTATTTGCGTTCGGACGGCTCGCGGCAGCTCAGTCGAACATGGGACGCCGGTCCGCATCTGATCATCGCTGCCGCACTGCTGGCTGACAGCGTGTCGGTACGGTCACAGACACATACCGGCAAACGCTTTGAGATGACCTATAACGATATTGAGAACAGCCTGGACTTGATATACCACGAATTGTAGGAAGGTGAAAGAGGATGCTGCGCATAGGCAAGAAGAAGGGCGGTGTCCTCTCCGTCCTTGGTGACATCTATCTGGTCGGCGGTCAGAATGGGGCGAAAGTTACTTCGCGCGGTGATCTAAAAACTGAGACCGTCACAGAAGATCCATTGCTAAACAAAGTCAGCGTCCTGCCGGGTGGCGTGAAGAGCAAGGAAATATGGGCGGGATGGATGCAGACTTATAAGTGGGAATACGCCGACGGCAAGATCAAACGCCTTACCAGGCAGACCGTCGCAAGACTTATCGAAACACTTGCAAATTCTCCGCAGCCTGTCGGAGAATTTTCTTTTTGCTTCGGTCCGGCGACGCAGGGCGATACTTCCGAGCTGCAAACTAAACGGCGCTATACCGAACGCATCTATGCTGTCTATCAGGCAACCGATGGCGATTACTACATGGCAAAAGGCAATGCCGATTTTAGCGGGTGGGACAGTACCGAGCGATTGGTGTTTGTCCCTTCTGGCGCATACAATCCGTCTATTGCCTTTGACGAACTAGGTTATATGACTGTCGCGGCTGAGTTTAATCCTGCTGGTGCGGAAATTGAATTGTGGATTTACAGCTATCCCTATACCGGTGACGCGATTCGGTCAATCGTTGTCGGGGAATATGCTCGCACACCGTTTCTGTTTCTCGATCCGGATTTGGATCTGCTGTTTTTCTACGGCAATAGTACCGAACTGAAGTACAGGGCGAAGTCGGAAGGATATGCAACCGACCATATACTTCCGTTGACTTCCGAAGAGCATGTCCAGCTTGAAACGGTGCGCTGGTTCACGCAACCGGACGGTTACCGCAGAATAATATCGGCGTACACCTTGGGCAACGAATCGAAGCTGCGCTATATTCACACGCACGGGATGCGGACGGAAGATTATGCCGAAAGCATGGGGAGCGAAACCGGACTAACAGAAATCACTTGGGAAATGGCTGTGCTTGAACCGCTTCTTGCAGAACTTGCTGAATCCGAATCTGCGCAGGCTGGGCTTGTGACGGTTACATGGGAAGAGGTTGTTAACTACAACGTTTCCATTAATCCTGCTGAATCCGAATCCGCGCAGACTGGATTGACGACGATTAGTTGGGTGCAGATTTACAAGGTGAGCGACAGCAGACAAGAATCAGAACAAGCGCAAGTCGGACTTGTAAGTATTCTTTGGGTCAAGCCATAGGAGGGATATAGATGGGCGAGATTATTGTTCCCATAAGCGTAGGGTTGCGCGGGGATGTAAAGTTGATCATGCGCAATGTAGTGACGGACGAAGTTGAAACACGCGAGATGAGAAACACGATATTCAAAAATTATTTGAACGCCTTGTTCAATTCGTATTATGTGCTTAATAATGGCATCTTTAGATCGATCAACGGAACTGTTCTTATTGGAACCAGCGATCAGCCAGCGTCTAGAAATGACACTGGAATTGTGGGCACAACACTCGCGACGAAAGTCGCCTCTTCGTCTATTGTTGCAACGGTTCCGCCAACAAAAACTTTTACTGCTGTCTTTCCGGCCGGAACGGGTGTCGGGCTAGTGAAGGAAGTAGTTATGGCCAATACGGCGAGGCAAGTAGTTAGCCCTGGGTTAGACAAGACAGCCCAGCATGAATTAACTGTGGTCTGGACATTTACTCTATCTCGTGGAGCGGATTCTTGGAGCGGAACCATTACGGGTGGACAAAGGGACGGAGTGACTGACGTTAACTGGATAGCGACAATCAATGACAATCAACTTGGTGGAATGGTTGGCAGTGGAGCCGGTAATTATAGTTTGAACCCATACTTATATGTTGGAAGTAGCAACGCAGAGAGCAACTTAGCAAGCGACCTCGGAACAACTCTAAAAGGCGCAACATTGTTCGGCGGTGCACCAGCGTTCAAAGAAGCGTTGTCCTATGTTGCTGATTCGTTTTACCGCGATTATAGGGTGGGTCTGGAAACTTCTCAGGGAAATGGCTCGATCGGAGAAGCAATTGTGACGCTAAGTGTCTCTGCTTTTCCCATAGGCCGCATCACCTTCACTCCCGCGCTCGACAAAGTGGACACTTACCGTTTATACCTTACCTTCCGGATTGCGGTGGTGAACGCATCATGATAGCTGATACAGCATGGATTCAAGAGGGCGTATGGGGAGATGGGAATACGCCGGATGTGCAGGAGGCGGTTGATACGGGAAACGGGAACCTGCTAATCGATTACAGGCGAGGGCTATATGACAATAAGCAAATAAGTCAGTAAGCAGACGGGCGAAAAGCCCGTTTTGTGTTAGAAAGGTGGTCATGGCCTTGACAATAGAGTTGACAATTCTTATCTCAGGGATCTCGGTAGCTTTCGCGGTTTTTTTCGGTATCTCAAATATAAAACGCAACAGATCATCGGATGAACGTGACAGGACAGAAGACGAACGCAAAGACGCATCCCAAATGACTACCGTTATCGTTAAGTTAGAAAATATCGGCACGACCACGACCGAGATCAAGTGCGACCTCAACACTCTGAAAAATGACTTACGTGCGACGTCGGAGCGGCTGGTAAGGGTTGAGGAATCTACGAAAAGTGCCCATAAACGCATTGATGCCCTCGAAGAGCGTTTGCTGGAGCATGAAACTCGTGCGAATAAGGAGGGTTTGGGATGAAGCCTAAACGCATTGTCATTGATGCCGGTCACGGCGGCACAGATCCGGGTGCCGTTGGCTGGGTGCCACACTCGCCGGATATAGCGCCTAAGCGAGAAGTGGATCAGGCGTTAGCGATCGCTGCTGCTGTTGCTGCGGAGCTGGATCGTCGGGGGTATGACGTGGTGATGACGCGCACTGCCGACAGGTACATGCAGCTACAGGAGCGCGTTATGTTTGTTAATGCGCTGAAACCTCAGGCCGCTCTGGTCATCAGCCTCCACCGCGATGCCGCCGCCAGCGCAAATGCGCAGGGCTTGACTGTGTTTTATAACAACATGGGTAACAAGCCCAGCGTGCGCGGCAAGCGTCTGGCAGAAATCTTGCAGCGCCACCTAGTACAGCGCACCGGTCTGACCGACCGCAGTGCGCGTCCACGTCCAGCGTTTCGAGATGGTAAACAGGTTGAAACCTCGCTGGCCATTCTGCGCGATACCAAACCGCCAGCCGCGTTGGTGGAACTTGGCTTCATGAGCCATCCGACAGAAGAATTGTTGGCAGACGATCCGAATTTCAGGCGCAGCTGCGCGCTAGCGATCGCTGGTGCGGTCGACGAGTATTTTCGGTAGAAAGGGGTAATGTTAATGGAATTTTTCTCGCCGGTTCATTTCATGTTAGCCACCATTATTGGCGGGATCATGCAGTTGCTCAAGGGTGCCATACCTAAGCGGCTAAGGCCTATTATTCCTTTTCTGCTGGGGTTTGCCCTAGCTGCCCTGGTGACAATCATCGAGTATGGGGACGTCCCGGCGTGGCCGGTATTGCTCTCTAATATCCTTTGGCAGGGGATCATTGGGGCCGTCCTTTCTATGGCTGGCTATGACATAATTAAAGCGGGATTCGCGGGAGGTGCGCGTGATGTCAAAATTGGCGGAACGGATCCGGAAGGTTAAGACCCATGCGGTCGCATTTATCGTCGGAATCATTTCGGCAATGGCTATGGGGGCATGGCTCTTCTATCAAAAATTCAGGCCTCCCGGCTTTGACGGCCAAGGCCTCGCCGATCGGCAGGCAGACAGAAAGCGGAGGACGGAAGAAGAAGCGGCGAAGGCAGCCCAGGAACAATCAAACGCTGCCGACCGGGGAGAGAGCTTCCAGGAAGCTGAATCGTTCCGTGACAAAATTCTGACCGGTGGCTTGATGATCCTGCTGAGTTTGTCTTTGCTGGCCACCACAGCTCGCGCCACCGAGCCGGGCCCGTTCGTTCCAGAGGACTATGCCGCCCTCAAACAATACTACTTGGCTACCTGGGACTTAGCGGAACGGTATCGCGGCTTGTATCTGCAGGCGGAAGATTCAGCCAAGGTGTTGAGAGAATCGAACACCAAACTATTAATAATCATTGAAGAACAGGCCAAAGAGGTTGAATCTCTCAGGGAAGAACTGAGGCGGATGAACGCCTGGAGCTTCGGCGCACTGGGCGGAGTGACCTGGTCGACATCGGGCCCTGGTGTGTTTCTCGGAGGAACGATGCAGTTTTGAGAGGGGGTGGTCCGTATCTCCCAAGCCGCGGGGAATGCGGCATAACGGAGGGAGGAGATCACCTGTTGAAGTATTCCTGAATAAGCAACTAACCACAAGGAGAAGACTGCCCTTCCAGAGAAGTGATTATAAAACAAATTAAGGGGGACTTCTCAAATGCGTGAAAGAATAATGAACTCTCTTAAACCCAAAGTTTTCAATCTCATTGATAGGTCTGAGGATACGAAGAACATGCGGCGCGCCTTTGCATTGTTGATGGAAAAGCTTCATGAAAAGAACATACTCAGTACGGAGGAGATCGAGCAAATGCTCGAAGATATCCAAAAAGACGATCACTAAAGCAAAGCAGTTACTTCGTAGCTCCGGGGAAACCCGGAGCTTTATTTTTTTATCCGGCAGGAGTATAGGAACACGCGCTGAAGTGTATGATAAAATGTAGTATAAAAAATCATACAAAAGGGAGGAACGATTATGGCGTCTCAAACTCACATTGTCGGTCTGGATGCGGGGAACAGCTCCGCGAAAATGGTAGTCTATTTGGAGGGAGGAGAAGGCAAACCGTTAGAGGTACTGGTGCCGAACGTCTCGGCCAGGGGCGAAGAACTGGATATTCCACCGAAAGGAGAGGACATCTGGGATCGGCTGCATCTTGAGATCCTCGAGGCTGAGGAACCTTTCGACGGTGAACGGTTTATCGGCTCACTGGCAGCGCGTCAGCTGGTCGATGTTGAGCAGGACCGGCGTAGAAATAAAGCGGCGTCGGACAATATCAACTTGATCACACCGGCGCTGCTGGCTGCCGTCTGTCAGCCAGGTGATAAGGTGGTCTTGGGGATCGGATCACCGTTTGCGGACTTTGCGACGCAGAAGCCGCAGATCATCGAACGCCTGCAACGGGAGTTCAAAGTGCGATTCGGTTCATACTCCACCAAGCCGGGACAGGTGGTCGACTTCGAAGTCTCTCACGTTTACCCATATCCGCAGACGGCTGCCGGTTACGTCTCCCAGGCACTCGGTCGCCTCGGTAAAGAACATCCGGAATGGGATCAGCAGGCCGTGCTGGTAATTGATCTAGGCCTCGGACAATCTGGTGTAGCATA